GTACTTGAATACCAAGACCACGGGTAGTGTCATCAGGTGCTTCATCAATAAGCGTACTCATTGTTTTGAAGCCTTTAGCATTAGATGCAAGACGAGATATCCTAGGAGCTGCAATGCCAATATCATTAGCAGCTGATAAAGCGAGGTCTATCTCTTCAACTTCTCCCATAGTGAGTAGAGTGTCATGTGTATTAATATCAGGTATAGCACCTTGAGCTTGCATAGCACCCACCGATTTATTATCAGGAAGCTCTACGCCCTCCTCATCTACTTCTGGTTTACGCACACTCTTCTCAGGGTCGATCTTAGGCTTCTTAACCTCGAACTCCCCTGCCTCTTCCTTGATCTGATCATAGCGCTTCTTCATAGAAGGAGGGACTTGACCTTTATTAAGCATATCAATATCTTTGTTGTTCTGCTCTAGTATTTTATTAGAGACTCTAAACCTTTCAATTTCTACCTCTTTAGCATCAAGAGCCTCTTGCATAGCCGCTACCTGTTTTACTTTAGCAGATGGCTTTATCTTAGAGTTCTTCATCTTCTCGATCTTATCAAGCTGAGATTTCTTATAAGCAGCGTGCTCCTCTTCTCGCTGCTTGATCTTCTTAGGTGCAACTACTTTAACCTTACCACTCTCATGGGTAGCTACTTTAGTTGACTCAAGCCTCTCAGCTTTCAGCTTCTCTACGATCTCCTGTTCTGACATAACCACCTTCCGCTCTTGTGCAGAAGGTATCTCCTCAGACAGCTTCTTATCCACGTCATGACGAATGGAATCCTCTACGAACTCCTGTACATCATCTCGGCCAGATGCGTTAACCTTATTGACAATATCTACCTTAGAGCGTGAAGCCTTGAAGCCCAGACCTACTGTAGTAATAGCCCCTGAGAAGCCAGCACCAAAGATTGCAGCTAGTTTAAGGTCTTCTTCTGTCCTCTGCGTATCACCTGCTTTAAGCATAAATTCAACAGCGAGGTTCTGAGATGCACCTGATAACATGGACGCGCCAATCGCTTTAAAGCTATTAAACTTAGCAGCAGCACCGACACCACCGAGAAACATAGTGGGAAGAAGTAATGGATCTGCCATACCTACTCCCATTTCAATCAATGTACCTTTCCCGCCTCCTTGCTCTAAGAGCTGTGCTACCTTACGGTCATTATCAATACGAGCAACACGCGCTCCGAAGTTCTCAGGTGAGGTGGCCTCTGCTAAGAAGCCTAACTCATTATCCTTATAGCCTTGGTTATCAAACTTACGCAAGTCATCAATACTGACCTCATAGTCCTCTTGTAGTGACTCCTGATTAATCGTAGAGTACTTCTCTATCGCATTGTAAAGAAGGTGACGCTCTTTAGCCGCCTCATACAGCTCACCAGCAGTAGGCTTGACTTCATCAGGGTCAGGCAGCTTCTCACGAAGTGCTGAGCTAGGGATATTAGGCTCTTGGTAATCAAAAGCGCTAAGGTCTCTCTGTGCAGTAGGTTCTCCTGATACAGTTTCAGCTACACTACCCTCTGTGGAGACACCTGCCTCTGCCTTAATATAAGGGGTCTCAAAGCGGTTTGCCTCTTCAAGCCTACGCATGGTAAGCCCTTGGGATACCTCTCCATTAGCTCGATTATACTCAACCATCTTTGTTGCTATCTCTTCTTTGCTACGACCTTCTTGCATCAGCTTAGACAAGTTAGTTGGGCCTAAGTTGTAGGCAAAGCTAACTAGAGCGTCTTCCTCATGCTCCTCAAGATCTAGCCCACGACTCCCCGCAAGGGACTTAATAGTCCCTCTATCCTTTGTTGTCCACTCTTCGAGTCGGGCATGTGCCTCCTCCTTTGATACTGTAGATATGCCTTCTATTTCAAAAGGGTCTTCTGTCCTAGTACCATATCCAATAGAGTATTGAGTATTGTCCTTATACGCTGTTGCGTGGAATCCCTCTTTACTTTTGATGTATTCTAAAATGTCATCGGACATCATGCCCTCCTATTATTTATAATGAACGAGGTGTTCTTACCGCGTTCTTGATATCAGCACTCTCCCTACCTGCTGCTTGCAAGTCTTCGAGTTCCTTAGTTTGTTTCAGTACACCAGCATCATAGATGTCTTTAGTCATAAACGTACCACCTAGCTGCTCTTGTCCATCATACAATAAAGTATAAGTTCGGCCATCACGACTAAAGTCAACAACTACACGAGATGGGTCAAGATCCATACGGACTGCATCAGCTACCACAGGAAGCATTCTCTCAAGCTCTGCGTCAATGAACTTACCTACATCTTCGATAGGCATATCTCTGCCTGCACTAATGTTCTTGTGCAAGTCAACTCTACTCTGGTTCGTAATAGTACCATTCCCTATTTGAGTAGAGCGTGCCATGAAGTTCTTTACAACCTTCTTAGCGTTACCCTCTGTATCTAAGCTACCCGCATATAGTTCCGTTATGGCGCTAGAAGATAGCTGAGATGTTAGTAGTTTACGCTGAAATTCAGGTACGTCCTTCTCTACATCACCAGATCTCCAGAGGTTCTCCCAAGTGCTGTTAGTGAAAACATCTTCAATCTCAGTACTTAGCCTACCCTCTTGTTCCCCTCTCATCTCAGGCTTTACACTGAACGGGTTTTGCTTAACACGCATAGCTCGTCTATAGGCTTGCTCATCACTCTCAGAGGTCTGTGCAAACATACGGAAGTTCATAGCCAGCGCCATGTTAGGCCCCTTAGCTACATACATATCAAGAGCGGTACTGTCCATAGTCTTCAAGATATTAAGGCCAGCTACAGCATAGTTAGGCATCTTATCATCTGTCATCTCATCAAGGTTGAAGTTAAGTGTAGTCTCTACTGCTGTCTTCAAACCCTCAATAGGTAGTCGATTAGCACGAGACCAATTCAACTGCTCTTTTAGGACTTGCGCTCTAGCTACATCTGAGTCATGACCAGCCGACTCTAGCTCCTGAACCCTAAGAACACCTTGCTCCTCTTGGTTCTTAGCTGCGTCCTTCTTCTCCTTGTCTGTCAGACTAGGGTCGATACCTAAAGGCCAAGCATTAGAGTCAGTAAGAGCTTTATTACCCCGCTGAACCATAGTGGTCATCTTGGCCTGTTTAGCTGCGGCTGTAGCTCTAGCCTTTTTAAGAGACTCTACCTTCTCCTTGGAGTATGTGTTAGGGTAAGCCTTGTTCATACGCTCAGTCTTTCGTAACGTAGTCTCCCAAGGAACAGCAAGTGAGATATTCTCAAGTGCGATATCTCCCATAACGTTACCAATAGCAGGAGCCTGCTCACGAGCTACGAAGTTCTCGTAGTCAGACTGAGCCTTCTCAAGTGCTGCACTCTTCTTAGCCCAAGGTAAAGTCTTTAGCTTATTAAGTAAGCGGGCATCCCCTTCTCCTGCTCTTTTAGCCGCTGTCTTCATCAAGGAAGTCTTAAGCTCGAACTCATCAAGGTTTAGGCTCTTAGCTTGCTCACCTATCTCTTCATCAACAATAGCGTCCAAGTCTGCATTAGGATCAGATAGTTGGTTGTCTAAGCTAATATCTAGGGCTTCTACGCCCTTCTGCTTAGTGTACTCCTTCTTGATCTTATCCTGTACACCAGCTAAGTTGAACTGAGACTGCTGCACTTGCAATGAGATCTGCTTCATAGAGCGCTTATCATCTCCGAACTTCTCGAATAATGGTTCGTAAAGCTCCTTCTTCTTCTCACTGATAGTATCCTCATCAGCATCAGGGTTTCCTTGATACCACTCTGCAAAGCTATTCCCAGCCTTGATTGTATCATTCTGTCCTATGATTGCATTATAGGATAACTTAGCAGCTAAGGTGTCATCTTCCGTAATACCTGCTCTTGCATCATTAGCCACTAGCAGATCCTTAGCTGCTCTGGAAGCACCTTCTGCCTTCTCTGACTCTATCTCTACTGCTTGCTGTCGTGAGTACTCAGCGGAGCCAGCTTGAGCAAATCTGCCCAAGCCCTCCAAGATACTCATCTTCTGCTGATTAGCACTGTCATCAATACTCTGAGAAACCATACGGTTCTGAGATTGAAACACACGACCAGCTTCTCTTTGTCTTGCCATACCTTATCTCCCTGTTCTAACAGTCTTTAAGAGATCTGCATTCTGATTAGATGATTGTTGAGCAGTATACCCGCCAACCGCTGCGCCCGTTAGGTTAAGAGCGAGTGCTGCATTAGAGGGCCGACTGATAGACCTTACATCCTGACGGGATGCAGAGTCATATCTCATATTAGTAGCCTGTGATTTTAAGTTATCCATACGAGCCTGACGGTCTTCTAAGATAGTATTATAATCACTGAACTTCTCACGAGATAAGTCATTAAGTTGTGACTTCATAGACATACCACCCGTACCCATGGCTGCTGCCATTACATTGACATTACCTTTGTTCTTGATGTACTCCTTCTGAATAGATAGAGAGTCATCCAAGGTCTTAGCTTGTTCTTCTCTCTCTACATCAGAAAGCTCGCTGTAGTTAGCGTCAGTCTGTGCAACAAGCATCTTGTTTGTATTCTTCTGCATCTGCTTTTGTGCATCTGCCATGGCCTTCTCTTGCTCATGCTTATAAGCTGCGGAGGCTGCCATTACTATAAATGGAGCTGCTGCCATTAGAATCTCTTACCTCTCTGTTTAAACATACCGCCCCATTCCATATCACGAAGTGTGAAAGGAACATAGCTATCTGTTTCAATAGTCATCTCCGCTCTTTCTGACTCAAGGCGTACTGGGAAACTGAAAGTCCCTGCCCGTAGATTTGCGAAGCCCACTTGGTTATTTGAAGCACCTAGGACTCTACCGTTATGATCATAAGACCAAGAGCGGTTTGTTAGCTTATCCCTAACCTTTACTGTTATAGTACCGACACTTTCATAGTTTAGGTGAACCTTTCCTAACGTGAATCTATCAAGACCTAGAATACGCTCTTTCTGATCTTTGATGAAAGGCTGTGTTGGTACATACTTAGCATTGAATTTAGTACCTACTGTTAATTTACAAGTCGCAGGTGAAGTAACTTCTACCTCTTCAATCACCTCTTCAACTAGCTCTTCAACTAACTCAACCGTAGGTTCCACGCTTGCGATATCATCATATGTATAATATACCGCACCATCTTTAATAAAATCAACACCAACACCTCTATCCTCTAAGTGGCAACCATCCCCTAATACGAACTCTAAAGTTGTCTCATCTAAGATCTCATAAGGGATAGTCCACTCCCATCTCTCCCCTGACCAAGTGGCAGTTACAACCGCTCTCTGGTCTAATCGGACAGCAAAAGGAAGCCCACTGTCATTAGTGTCATTGCTCAAGGGGATCTGCTCTAAGTACACACCTGTATCCCTCTGGATAACTAAGTACAACTTATCTTCTATGAACTGCGTGAATAACACTTCACCTGTGAACACCCACTTGTGGAAAGCAGACTGAGCCTTCTCTTG